AAAGAACTTTTGTCTGCCATACCTGCATGGATTGTTACAATATGGTTACAAGTTTTACCATCAGCAACTGCACTTGTATTAATTCAATTTTTGAGTATTATAGTGGCGTGTTTGACAATAGTTTATACATTGTTAGGCATAATAAAACGTTTAAGAGAAATTAATTTTAAATTAATAAATATTTTTAAAAGAAGAATAAAAAGAAGAAAATGAAATATATAATAACTAAATACGGTCTTAAAAAGATAACAGATAAGAGAATTATAAAAATTGAAAAGGATGTTGAAGATGAATCATTATCATTGAATGATATATGTAAAGAAATTCTAAAAATTAACTTTTTAAAAGATAGAAAGAAAGAGATAAATGATTATTTATAAAACAACTAATTTAATTAATGGTAAAATTTATATAGGGCAAAGTATAAACAATTATAATAGCTATTTAGGATCCGGTGTTTTAATTAAAAGGGCCTTAGAAAAATATGGTAAAGAAAACTTTAAAAAAGAAATACTTTGTGAATGTGATACTACCGTAGAATTAAATAAAAATGAAAAGTTTTGGATTAATTATTATAATTCAACAGATATAAATATAGGTTATAATATAGATTGTGGTGGTAAGAACGGAGCTATTCGTTCAGATTTAACAAGAAAAAAGATTTCTGAATCATCTAAAGGTAAAAAGATGAGTGAAGAATCAAAACAAAAGATGAGTGAATCTCATAAAGGTAAAATACCATGGAATAAAGGTATACCTCAGTCAGAAGAAACTAAGAAAAAATTAAATTTAAAATTTAAAGGTAAGAAAATGAGTAAAGAATTTTGTGAAAAAATTTCAAAATCTTTAATAGGTAATATAAGAACTAAAGGTAAAAAATTATCTGATGAACATAAAAAGAAAATTAGTGAAACTTTAAAAAAGAAAAATAGCCTTAATAAATAAACAGAGTATGAAATATAACTCTAAAAATTGAAATAAATTTAAAAAAAAGGAATAATAATGGATGATATGTTAAACCAAATTATAACAGAGATAAAAAGTCAACCGACAAAAGAACATATGGGAAGTAAAGAATATATTTTAACTAAACAAGTGCCTGACCGTAGCAATGAAGTGGTACTTATAGATGGTATAAATTTAAATAACTATTCTAAAAATCCTTCAGTTCTTTTTAATCATAATCAAGATTTAATAGTAGGTAAAGGTTATGATTTAAGAAAAACAGATGATATATTATACAGTAAGGTAGAGTTTCAAGAAGAAACACAAATTGGGAAAGAAATAAAATCGTTAGTAGATAAAGGTTTTATTAAAGCAATTTCAATCGGATTTATACCATTAAACTATGTTTCAGTTCCTCTAACAAAAGAAATGAAAGAATCTGGTCAATTTTACCCTTATACGAATGATGTATTAATATACACAGATGTTGAGTTGCTTGAATTTAGTTTTGTTAATGTGCCTGCCAATCAAGAGGCAGTAACAAACTTACTTGGTGAAGAATCAGTAATTGTAAAGAATTGGGATTTAGAACCAGTTGAAAAATCAATAGATGATAAACGAATTGTTTATAAATCTTTTGATATTGATACAATCTTGAAAAGTGGTGCAGTTTTAAACAAGACTAATATGAGTAAGATAAAGGATGCTATAACTAATTTACAAGAAGTTTTAAGTTCTGCAGAGCCAGAGGCTAATACAGAACAAAAAGAATTAGTAGAAGAAGTTATAGAGGTGATAGAGATTGAAAATAAATCAATTCGTTTTACTGAAGAAATTAAAAAAGAAATTTTAAATAATATAAAAATAAAGGAATAAAAATGGAAAATGTAGAAAAAATAGAAATGACTAAAGATGAGTTAAACAGCTTAGTTAGTGATGCAGTTAAAACTGCTAAAGATGATATTTTAAAAACAAAAGACTTGTTTAATATAGTTATACCTGAAAAGGTTAATACTACTGAACATAGTGGTTATGTTTTAGGTGCTTATATTTTAGCTAAAACTTATGCTAAAGAATATGGTGTATCTTTGCAAGAATCTGCAAAAAGATATGTAGATAAATATAATACACCTGCTGGTGGTATAGTTGTTAAGACTATTAATGAAACTACAGATGCAGATGGTGCTATATGGAATGTACCAGGTGTTAGTTCTTCTTTCGCTGAAATGTTACATGCGGCTTCTGTTATTAGACAATTGCCTATTAAACAATTTAATGCAAGTGAAGATAATATAAACATTTATAGAAATACAACTGGTTGTACCGTTTTTTATGATGATGAATTAAGAACAACAGGTACTTTAAGTACTCCACAATTCGGTAAACATTCATTAGCAATGAAAAATATGACAGCGTTTTATAAGATTTCTAAAATCTTTTTAAACAATGGTGGTGCAGAAGTTGAACGTAGAGTTCAAGAAGAAATCGTTAGAGCATTTGCTGCTAAAGAAGATTATTACTACTTATTTGGAACTGGTTTAAACAGTCAACATAAAGGTATAATTAACTGGATGGCTGGTGGAAATAAAATTGATGCTACAGATACAAACGCTGAAACAGTATTAGCTGATTTAAGTAATGCAGTTCTTAAAGTAGCAAGTGATAAAGCAAGTAATAACGCTAATGATTTTAGATGGTTAATACCTTTGAGAACATTAAACAGTTACAGAGCATTAAGAAATACAACTACAGGCGAAATTAGTTTCCCTGAATTGTTTAATTATGCTAATCCTTCATTGTTAGGATATCCTGTTCAAGTTACTAACAACATACCGTTAGTTATGACAGGTCTTACTTTAACAGGTGGAGCCGATACAGCTGTATTCTTCTTATATTGCCCAGATTTTGAAGTATATGATAGAACTGGTGTTACTTTTGAAGTTAACCCACCTAACAACCAAATTACTCAATATCCAGGTGAGAATTTAATTATGGCTACAAAACGTAATGACGTTGTATTGTTACATGATACAGGTGCTGCTGTTATTTATGGTACAGCAAAATAATTGAAATAACTAATTGAAAATAAATACGGAGGAGAAATATGAAAAACTCTCCTCCAATTTTAAAATAAAAATAAAAGGAATAATATGAGTTTATACGATATTCACAGTGAATTGGATCCAAGATTAGTTGTTATAGGTACAATAGTAGCCGCAACTGATGGTGAATTTGATGTTGATGGGGCATACTACCATGATAATGAAGAAATGTTTGCACCTGTTATAGATTTAATCGGGTTTAATGCAGCTGATTTATGTGTTAGTTATTTAGCTGATTTAGCAGAAGATAAAGAATTGACTGTTAAAATAGATTACGCTACAACAAATAATTTAGCTACAGTTAGTTGGCATAATGCTACTCAAACTACATTGTTAGATACAACTGTTATTGCAACAGGTGATACCGGTGGAAGTATTGAACAAGGAACTTTTAATGCAGGTTTAAATTTAGAAAAATTATCAAGATATATTAAGTTTTATATAACATTCAATTTAACAAATACTTCTACTGATTCTGCAGTTGTTAGTGTTGTTGCTAATTTAGGTGGGCCTGATACAACACCAGTTTAATAATTAAATAAAAGACAAACAATGGTTGATATTTTAGATGAAATAAAAGGGTATTTAGCTATAGACCTTACAGATACAACTAATGACGTATTATTAAATCGTCTAACAGCTTCTGCTCAAAAAGAGGTTGAGAATTATCTTAATTCTCCTTTTGAGTTAGTATCTGTTGTTGCAAGAAAGTTGAATGTTAGAACTACTACTTATATTTACAACGATTTAGGTGTAAAAGTAGGTATATTTACTGGCAATCAAGTTAGGTTCTATTATAATGTACCAGTATCAGTAAGTTCTATTTATTATAGGGCAGATTCAGATGATGATGCCACATTAATAAGTGATGAATACTATGATGAATATTTTGATGGTTATGTATATGTGATAGAGTTTTCTGATTATTATAATTCAGATTATATCTATACAATTAATTTAGCTGTAGGCTGGGAGAATGCCAGTATACCAGAAGATATAATGGATGTTTTAATTGAGATGGTTTCAATTAAATATTTACAATCACCATTAATAGATAAAACATTAGGGTTGAATAGTAAAGCCACATCTTTATCAGGCGGTAATGCCTCTGATAGTTTCAAAGATATGAGAAATGAATGGCGTTCAAGAGTTGACCCTTATAAAATGATTGGGTTATAAATGTTAAATGATTTTTCTAAAATGATAGAATCTTTAATGGACAAATACTTTGTTCAAAAGATGCCTAAATTGTTATATAAATCTATAGCATTGTATATCTCTAAGGCTGGACCAAATAGTTTAAACAATCTAAGTGGTAATTTGTTACGTTCATTTAAAGTGGGTAATAGAGATAACATTTTTGATTATTCTATAAGTGCAGAAGGTCTTAAAATGTCATACGGTAGTAAAGTGTCTTACGCTTTAATACATGAAGAAGGAGGGACAATTCATCCTAAAATAACAGAAAAGAGTAGAAAGTTTTTTTGGGCTAAGTGGTATGAAACAAAACAAGGAAAATATAAAGGCATGGCACTAACTCAGAAAAGTAATTTTGATATTAAGATTAAACCAAAAAGATATTTAACAAATGGTTTAAGATACTTTCAAAATGAATATTTGCCACAATTAGTTAATGAATTTTGGCAAGAATTAAGCAAAAATATAACAGGAGATTAGATGGCAACAAATAAACATAGTTATTTTATAGAACAAATTGAAACTGTTTTAAATACTATAACAGGCTTAAATATTTTAACTAAGTTTGATATGAGTAAATGGACAAGTTATAAATTTCCATATGCATATACATTGTTACAAGTAGATGATTTAGAATATGAATGGGAAGAAGCATATAATTATAACGGTACAATAGACTTTGCCATTTTGTTAGGAACATCAGTTAGTCAAAATGGTGATGTTAGACTTGAAGTAAGTGAACAAATGTTAGAGGTCGAAAAGGCTTTCAAAGGTTTCACTATACCTGATTTAGAAACAGATGACTATACCATAGTTATAAAGGCATCTCGAATAACCAATATGGCAGTTGTGCCATTTTTAGATGAAAGAAAAACTTTATATGAAATAGATGGTCAAATTATATATGAATTAATATGGAATGCCAGCGAGTATCATATTTAAGTTAAAAAAATTATATATAGAGTAGAATTAAAAATAAGGAGAAAGTAAAAATGATTGCTACAAAAGAAGATTTAAAAGAATTTGAAGGTATCGAAATAAATACCCAAATAATATTAAGTATAACTTGTATAGTTAGTGAAAAGGATAAACCTAAGATAACAGAATTTTTAGAACGTGGTATAAAATCACCACATATACAATATGTTTTCATAGAAAGTTATTTAAGTGATAGAGAAGAATTAGTTATATCTCATGTTCAAAATAATTTGAGAGTAGGTAAATATTATCACAAAGAAAATGAATTTAGTTTTTGTAATGCTAAGAATTTTGCTAAACGGTTAGCAACTGGCAAATGGATATTAAATTTAGATGTAGATGAATATGTTGATGTTGAACAATTTGAATATTTATGGTATACCTGTTTAGGTAATTCAGAGTCAGTTGATGGTTATTCAATGTTAATAAAATCAAAAGAGAGGAATAATTTTACAAATGAAGTGGAAGAAAAACGATTTAAGGCCGTTAGACTATTTAGAAATTTACCTGAAATATGGTACATAGGACATAAACACGCATTTGTTGAGTTTAATATAGATGAAGAAAAGATATTCGGGACTTCAATTGAAATAATCAATGAAGGTCTTATGAATATAACTTATGAGGAACAAATAAGTAAATTAAAATATAATTTAAAACAGATAGCAAGAACTATCTGGGATACAGACAGAGAAGATGTTGTAGAAAAATATTTAGAATTTTTTGATAGAACATTAAGTGGAATAAAAGAATTACAAAATAAAGGTAAAAAATGTTAAAAAATTTTTATGGTATAATTTATTTAACAACCAACTTACTTAACGGTAAGATATATGTGGGTCAAACTACACGTAAAAATCCTAATTATTTAGGATCAGGTACTAATATAGTTGTAGCCATAAATGAATACGGCCCTAAACATTTTAAAAGAGAAATACTTTGTGAGTGTGATTCTTATGAAGAGTTAAACAAAAAGGAAAAGTTTTGGATTGATACACTTATGGCACTTGTTAAATATGGTAATTATAATTTAACTTCAGGTGGAGTTTCAGGTTTTGAAGTGTCTGATGAAACTAAACATAAAATGAGTGATAAGAAAAAAGGTAGAAAACATACTGAAGAAACCAAAAAGAAAATGAAAAAATCTCATAAAAGAGAAAATCTTTCATTAGAAACTCGACAAAAAATAAGTGAATCTAAAAAAAGAGAAAATCTTTCATTAGAAACAAGAAAAAAAAATAGTGAAAATAATAGTAAACCAGTTAATCAATATGATTTAGAAGGTAATTTTATAAGAGAATATAAATCAATTAAAGTTGCTGGAGAAATGAATAATATTTTTCCTCAAAATATTTCATATTGTTGTAAAGGAAACTGTAAATTTCGCGGAGGATATATTTGGAAATATAGTAATTTAATTAATTAAAATAAAAATAAAAATAAAGGAAAATAATATGGGAACATTAATAGGTGGTGGCAATTTATTAGAGATTAGTCCGTTTGATAGTGCGTTTGACATTGCAGCTGCATGGCCAGGAACTTTATCAGCGTTAGATAATCCAATGACTTTTGTTAATATAAAACAAAGTGCTTTAACAGGACATCCTAATACAAAGAATTTAATGGTTGATTTAACACAATATAAATTTGATGCTGAATTTGACCAAATCATGGGACAATATGTAATTAATTACACAGCACCAGGTGAAGAAAAATATGAAGATGGTACACCAGTTGTTGAAAGTGATGCATTATCATATGACGAATGTTTATTAGTTAAATCATATGGTAAGTTGACAACTGCAGGCGCAAGAGTAGTTTGTTTTGTTGCTTTCTTATCAGGTGGAGATGTAACTTATGTAGATGGCGCTTACAATGCACCTAAAACTACATTGACTGCAATAGCTGCACCGTCAGAAATAACAATAGATGCGGCAGATATTGAATCAACTAAAGTTAATACAGCGGCTGAAGTTACAATAGATTCAGGTAGTTACGGTACAATTATATGGATGTAAATTAAGAAATAGACGGACTATGGGGAGTTTAAAACACTTTCTCCTGTTCTCCCCATACGTCCACTTTTTATAATAACAGGAGAATAACTTTTAAAATAAATAAAAAATAAGGAGAATAAAATGAAAACACTTCCAAAAACATTAAGATTTATAGAACCTAATACTGACAACTTCTTTGAAGTGCCAGTTATTAAAGTATTAAACGGTTTTAAATATAGAGAACTTGTAAAGAATGAAGCAAAATTTGAACAAGTTAAAGATAAAACAAACGGTATTTATACTGCTATAAAATCAGAATCATTCGATAAAACAGCCTACCTCGATAATATAATCAAAAATCTTAAAGAACAAAAATTTACTGAAGAACAAATAACAAGTACAATAAAATTTTATGGAGATTTAGTTGATGGTATCAAATCTGATAAAATTAAAGAAGAAGATTTAAAGGCTATATTTGAATTAGGTCAAACAGATATTTTATCAAATGAAATAGATATTGTTAAAATGTTTATTGATGAAAAACAAATAACTACTGAAGTTCAAGAGAAAATGAATGTTGAAGATTTTTGGATGTATCAAGATACAACCTACATTCAGGAGATGTCCGACTTTTTTCGTTTATTATTACATAACAAAAAGTAACAGGCTTTTATCCATCTTAGATTATCAAATTTGGTCTGAATTAGAAGCCTTAAATAATGAAGAAAATGAAAAATATAACGATAGTCTTTATAAGCTTGAATATGTAATAGAAGAAATAGAAGATGATATGTTCAACTATAAGGTAAAGTGTTTTTATCTCTCGAATGGTAATATAGGAGACTATTTTAGGTTGTTATATGATACTGACATAGTGGATATAGAAGAACTGTACGCCTTGTCATCAGCAACAAGTTTTATAAATAGTAAAAATCACGAATTAAGAACAAAAAATAATATATAGATGGCTGATTTAAAATCAAAACTTACATTAGACACCAGTCAGGCTACAAAAGCGTTAGATGATGTTAAAACAAAATCCGGTCAAGTAGTTAAAAGTTTAGACTGGGCATTACCTCCTATAAAACCTAAAGTAGATACTACTCAGATAAAACAGGCTGATGAAGAGGTTGGAAAATTAGGTAAATCTTTCAAAACAATGTTGGAGTTTGCTGGTGGGCAAGCTTTATTTAATATTGGTAAGAGTTTACTTACTGGATTAACATCTGGTGCTTCTGAATTAGCTGGTGTTCAGTTAATGGCTGAAAAGAAAGTTGCACAGGTTATTAAATCAACAGGTGGGGCTGCAGGAGTATCATTACAAGCTACTAAAGACTTATCAAGCGAATTACAAAGTATGACCAACTTCGGTGATGAAGCCATTTTAACTGGTGAACATATGTTGTTGACTTTTACTAACATTGGTTCAGATGTGTTTCCACAAGCAACAGAAACTATATTAAATATGGCTACTGCTACTGGTACTGATTTAAAAAGTTCTGCAGTTCAATTAGGTAAAGCTTTAAATGACCCTATAAAAGGTATTTCTGCTTTAACAGAAGTAGGTGTAACATTTACTAATGAACAAAAGAAACAAATTAAAGCCATGCAAGAAGCTGGTGATATGGCTGGGGCACAAAAAGTTATATTAGCAGAATTAGGGAAAGAATTTGGGGGATTAGCAGCCGCTGCAGCTGACCCATTTACACAAATTGAAAACTCTTTTAGTGATGTAAAAGAAGGTTTTGGTTTTATAATAAGAGATTTAGTTGGATTATTCTTACCAGCAATTAAAGCAGGTATAGGTATTTTAAATGATATATTTGGTTTTTTGAGAGAAAATTCTACAATAACTATTGTCGCTATAGGACTTGTTACAAGTGCTTTAGGTCTTATGACTTTAGGTTTAATAATACAGAATGCTCAACTAATTAAAAATACAATTATAAGTAAAGCTAAATTTGTAGCTGATGTTGCAGTAACAGGTGCAACTGCTGCATGGACAGCAGCGCAATGGTTATTAAACGCGGCATTTTCTGCTTCTCCTCTCGGTTGGATTATATTAGCAGTAGGGGCTTTAGTAGCAATTGTTGCAGTATGTTACAATAAGTTTGAAGGATTTAGAAAAATTGTTGATGCAGTATGGGAAGCAATTAAAAGTGCTGCTATGTGGATGGGGGATTTACTTGGTATAACTACCGAAGAAACTGAAGCATCTAAAGAAAGTGCAGCTGCAAAAGAAAAACAAATAGCAGCAAATCTAGCATTAGCTGATTCAATACAAAAAATAGCTGATTCAGTACAAGAAGAAAAAGATAGATATGTATTAGCAAAGAAAACTTTAGAAGAAGTTACTAAGACTTATGGAGAAAACTCAAGAGAATATAAGAAAGCATTAAAAGAATATAATGATGCTAACGTTTGGCAACAAGAAAGAGATACTGAAAATGCAGAAAAATCTAAAAAGAATGCTAAAAAACAAACTGAAAGTTTAGATGATTTAGTTAAGAAGTTAGTTAAATTAAAAATTGCTGGTGAAGATGGTAGTGATACATATAAAGCTTTATTTGATAGAGTTGTTAAGTTAACAGAAAAAGAAAATCTTTTAGCAGAAGCTCAAAAATCAGTAAATACTCAACTTGAAATTGCAACTAAATCAATAGATGGTGTATTCAATAAAGGAATTGAAGATGTTATAAATTTCACATCAGTAATTGGTAGTTCAATAAATACTTTCAAACTTTTAGGAATACAATCAATTGAAACTGAGGCTGGATTAACTGAATTTTACAATGTTTTAAAATTAGGTGCACAAGATTTTAAATCTACATCTGGAATAACTGAACTTAAAGATGAATTAGAAGGATTAGAATCAGTTTATTATGAATTATCATTAGCTGAAGAACAATACACAGATAAAGGAAAAGAATTACTTGCTCAAATAGTTGAAAAACGTAAAGAAGTAGATGAATATGGTAAAACTCGTATACAAACCGCACAAGAAAATGCAGATGCAGAAATAGATATTGAGAAGAAAAAGTTAGAAGAAATTTTATCTTATAAAAATGCGTTTTTTGATGCAACTCAAGAAATGTTTGATATATTTGCTTCTGGTGAAGAGGCATCATTTGCTAAAGGACTAAAGAATTTCGGTTTGTTTTTAGTAGATATGGTGAAGAAATATGTATTAGAAAAACAATTAATGTTAGCTTTAGATGCTGCATTGGCTGCTGCCACTTGGAATGTGCCTAAAATTATAACAATTGGTCTTGGAATTGCTGCAGTTCAAGCAATTGCTTCTGGAGCTAATGCTTTATTAAGACAAGAAGGTGGTCCAGTACCAACAGAAGGCGGAATGACTTCACCAGGTATGAAATACTTTAGTATAAACGAAGATGGTAGACCAGAATATATAGTTAATGCTAAATCAACTGCTAAATATAGAGATATAATTGAAATGATTAATGCAGATAAAGACCCTGCTATGATGATATTAAATAAAGTGTTTGGTTTAATGCCTAAACAACAATCAGGCAATAGTAGTAATGAAGTAGTAAATGAGTTGAAAAACTTAGGTATGAAAGTGGAAAGAGTTGAGAGAGCACAAATGAATAGTCATTCAAGAAGTTCTGTTCAAGTTGAAATGTCACCATTAAAAGCAAGTGGAGGAGATTTTTACGCAGAGATGAAATCACAAAAAAGACGTGCTATTAAAGGTTATTAAAAATAAAGGAATAATATGAGTTGGTATTTGAAATTTTCAATGGATGATGATGTAGATTATCATTATCATTATGAAGAACAAGATGTAATAATTCACGCATATGGTTGTCAACCACATCTAATAGATGAAAGTGAAGAACTTAGATATTGGGCTGGTGGGTATCGTAAAGTTAAAAAATGTAGAATAGGTCTAACTATTGTAGTTGCACCTTTTGAAACAAGGGGTACTTTTGATAAATTTCATGGTAATAAAACTTATTGGGACTTTATGAAATTAATTTATACTAATTCTGATATTTATTTATATGAAATAGGTGATAACTTTGAAAGATTAAATCAAGATAACTTACAAGGTGAATTTCAAGATTTTGTTTTGCCTATGGCTGTAGAAATATATGATATAGGAGAATTACAATCAGACTTTGAAAATAATAGAGATAGAACTAATATTACTTTATGTAGTAAAGAATGGTTTGAATTTGATGTACCTGTTTAAAAAATAAAAGAGATATAAATGAGTTTAACAATTACTGCTGGAATAATAACAGAACCTGATTACACACCAGAAAACTATTATACAATAGAAAGAACATTAAAAAATGGTAAAAAGGCTAAAATAACTATGTATCCTCGTGCAATAGCAGGTGAATATACTAAAGAAGTAGCTATTCCTCCTGAATGTATCGTTGTTCCTAAAACTTCTGCTTCTATAGATGACTTACCTATTGGATTAGTTAATAAAAAAAGTATGAAACTAAGTATTGATTTACAATATCTTTTAGATTACTATAACAAATATAAAGATGATATAGATCCTGATGTTGTAACTTATGCTGAAGATGTTTATAAACTATGGTATTACATAATAAATAGTTACATAACTTATTCTTCATTTAGTCTTACATATAATATTTATCTTACTGATTTTACAATATTTAATTCTTGGGTTATAGAAAGTGAACATTTAATAATAAATTGGGATGAAGATGGAAATACTTCTAATTATATAACTGCATATGATTTAGATGGTGTTTATGTTCAAAAGATTGAGTTAGAAAAGAAAATAAATCTAAGTCAATTAACAAATGTGCAAACAATTGAATTAAGTGATTCTGTTCAATGGTGTTTTGAAGTATTAAATAGTTCAACAAATACAATAAAGGCTGATTATTTAAGTACATCTGCAACTAAATTAATAGATATTTGGACTAAAAAGGGTTCTGATGGATATTATACAAATAAA